CGATATATTTCATTTCCTGGGCGTGCGCATACCGCGCCCTCATTGCCGCGATAGCCCCCGCTTCGGTATCCGAGCAAATCCTGCGCCCGGTTTCCTTGTTGCGGAAGCACCACTTCTCTTTCCCTTCAACCATCTCTTTCTTGACTTCGGTATATGGCATGCTATTTCCCTCGCCTCTTCGTGAGTCCAATGACGTTGCCGCACTTGACACACTTGGCGCATAGGTTCCAGCCTTGCTTTCGCATGGTGCAACGGCAGGTCATCTTGTACATGGCCGATCCGCACGTCGGGCATGGTGTCGCAATAATCTGTAGTCCCGCTACGCGTCTAGCCGTGGTAATCATTGTGCCTTAACCGCCGTTTTCATTTGCCATGGATAATAAATGGAGAATCATCTACAAAACTGGCCATTTGCCCAACTATTCCCCTCGGTCCCGGTTCATCCTTCCATGCCGCCATCGCCTGTTTATCCTGCTCCGCTTGCTTCGCCTCTTGCTCACCGCGAAGTTCAGCCTCCTTCTCCTGGTCTACACCCGGTATCTGCCCCGCAACGTGTTCCTTGCTGATAATGTTCGCCGCCACCGCCGGGATGAGCACGTTCTGGATATGGTCCCAATGCTCCTGCGTCACTTGCGGGATATCGACCTTGATCTTGGTCGGATCGAGTTGCGCCTCGGGAGACTTCTGTGCGGCATACGTCGCATTCCACATCTGCATCGCCTTGGTCAAGAGCTCCTCATAAACACCGATCCACGTCTGACGCTCCCGAGTCGTCGATGCCATAATGAGTTCACGTATATTCTCGCCCGTCGACCTATTCTTGAGGAGGTCGAGGAGTCCGAGGTAATGGATGGGAATACCTGTCGCCCCGCTTATCATCTTCACGCAGAGTTCAATTTCGGCTATCAAGTTCTCGACGCCCGTTATGGGCGCGGACACGAGGGTGAACTCGGACGATGTAATCAATGCCTTGCCGATCCTCCAGTTCGTCCTCTCGACGTAAGCCTCGACAGCCTGCCCCTCCGGAATGCTCACAACCTTGAAGTATGGCGTCGGGGAGGCGAATAAATGATCTATCTCCCGGAGGTCTCGGAGCGCCCGGTCGAGCCTGTCAATCTGCGTCAGGCAAGCGGCAATCTTCGGCTGTGCCTCATTCGGCGCATTGATACGTCCCCCAAACTTGGCATAGACAAACTCTGCCTCATTGAGGCTCCCTGCCTTTACGATCCCCGTGGCGCTCCATTTGAGGTTCTTATACCAGAGGTAATCGTTCACGTCCGCCTCAACCGTGTATTTGCGCGTCAACCATGAGAGAAAGCGTGCCGATATCATTCCTTCCCAATCACGATAGGGTTTCTTCTCCAGCCAAAGTCTAATAGCGATCTTGCCTTCAATCTCCGCCTCCTTCGCCATCTCCTGATCGAGCTCACCGTCCAGATCATTGAAGGACATGAAGTCCTCGGCAAACTGGAGTTCCCGCTCCGCCTCGGCCCGCGTCTCGGTCGTGTGCGTCACCTTGAGTCCTTCACCTAAGACGAATGCGCTCCGCAAATCGATGATGCTTCGCGTCTGGAGTGCCCCCCATTCGGCGCGCCCACAGTACTTCTCGCTTATCTCATAGACCGCATCCTCGTAGACCTGGTAATCGTTGCCGACATAGGCATGGGTCGTCTCCTGAAGTGTGAGGATATCCTTGACGAGAAGTTCCTGTGTCTCCTTGTATTTGACGAGTTGCTTTCCTAGATCAGTAGCTTGATTGCGAAGTTCAAGGGTATTATTCCGGAGTTCACGGACTTCGGCCTGAAGGATTTTGCTTTTGTTAAATATGCTCATTCCTTTTTACTCCGGGTAGACACTTCTCTTGATACCGCTGATATACACGGCCCCAGCCGCCCTCATGTGCGTCATGATGGCGTAACGAATGGCGTCCATAGCATGATCGTCGAACTTGACGGGCTCAGGGAGCGGATTGCCGTTCTTGTCCTCGCGCCACTTGTACTTACCGGCCTCGCGGATGATGTTCGTCGAGCCCTGGATGATATGTATCTTCTGAGACTTGAGATACCCTATCCCGGCCCTTACACTGTCGGGTCCCTTGTCGCAGGCACGCACGTTGAAACCGAACTCCGCTATCTCGTCGATCGACTTGGGCTCGGCGGCATCGGCATAGACCTGCTCGTATTTGCCGATCCCTAGCCCCCGCATCTCTAGGGCGATGGCCTGATTTGTTAGGCCAGCTTGGTAGATGACTTCCTCGACCCAGAACTCGTCGGCACGACGATAGACCTTGATGAGCACCGAGGGATTGACTGAGTAACCGAAATCGAGCCCATAGAAGAACTCATCGTATCGTACCGGCGCAGACTGAATGTCCCAGTTGTAGATACGACCCTTCGCCATAGCCCAAAGCCCTAGGCCATAGATCGAATACATTGTCTCGTCTTGGGCTTTGAGTTCATTAAGGCGAGTCGCGTATGTTGCCCGAACCTCGGCTATTGGGTTATCTGCAATCGTAGAATTATGGACGTAGGCATTCGGATTCAGGTGGTCAAAGAACATCTCCTTGAGCCACGGTGCTTGAGCCTCGTCCGGATTAAAACTCAGGATGATTTGATGATATACCGGGCCGGGTTCGCGCAACCGGAGGTCGAGCTGGAGGAAATCGTTTTTTGTAAAGTTGGTCGTTTCCTCAAGCCACTCGCCCGTTATGCCTTTGATCGACTTTATCTTATCGGGATCATCTAGACCATCGATTAGAATTTCATTCGTCCTTCTATCGGGTCCAACCCACGAAATAACTCGATTTGTCTTATTAAGTTCAAAGGCGATCTCATTCTCGCGCAGAAGGCAAAGGAAAACTTCCAGGACTGATTCCCTAGCCCGTGAACGCACCTTGCGAAGAACCAAAAAGCGATGACCGCCTTCGACTTGGCAACGATAGAATATCTTCCGGGCGGCGAATTCTGTTTTGCCCGATCCTGCTCCGCCGCAAAGGACAAGATATCGATGCCGATCTTTGAAAGGTTCTTTGAATGATTTGGAGAGCAGGAGCCTCATTTCGTATCTATGAATTCAACGATGAGCTTGCCGTCCATCTTCACGTCCCCGCTAATGGATTGGTTTATCTGCTTTTCGGCCCACTTAGCGAGCCAGGCAAAGAAGATTTCCTTATTGCGTGGACATTTATTAATGAAGGTCCGAAGTCCATCGATGCTCATTTCCGAATATAGGGTAAGACAATCTTGATAGAAGGCTTCGGAAAGTTTAGACTTCGCCCCCTTCGGCCTGCCGCCGATTGGAGCGTGTCCTTTTTTGAATGGCATGGTTTTTCTCAGTATCATCTATCGATACAATGCCGATTGAAACATCCATATCGGCCCGGTGAAGCCGTTGTAGTGCGTCCATCACCTCGTCCGTCGGCAGGAAGCGGAGTCGTATCTCCCCCTCCTTATCGCCGCTGACGAGGCTCTTGACGCTGATGCTTTTAATTAACGCGGGAAAGGCGGTTTTCATGCTTTATTTGTGGGCGGCATTAACGCAGGACGAAACCTTTTGTCTAGTCGCCCATCGTGATTACAAGGTGGAGCCGGGGTAGGGAATTTCACCCATTAAGCTATCGTGCCAAGTTGCAACCGAGGAGGCGCGGGAAGGCGTCTCCCTTGGTCGTATTTACGCCTTGAACGCTCCCGGCGTTGTTACTTTTTGTACACCATGTTTCTTATGAAGACTGGACGTTCATGGGGTAACGCTTGACAATTCCCAGGTAAATAAAATTACTTTAATAAGTGCGTTCGTTATGAAAGCGGATTACCTTTCGCTTTAATAGCTGTCCGGACTGCCGCGATGACCGTCTTGATTACAGCCACGACTGATGCAATGATAGCAAAGACAATGACTAGGGGGAGTAGGATGACGCATACGACGCCGACGATGGCGGCCCCGACAATTTGACCGATGCGTTTCATGCCTTCTCCTGCTTGTTGATGGCGGTGAAACAAGTCTTGCCGTAATTCATGCCGTTGCCTCAATCCGCCTTCCCCCGCTCCGGCAGGGATTCAAGTAGGGCACCATAGGCAAGGCCATTCCAATCGTAATGTTTATGTTCCCTATTTGAACATGGCGATTTTTCCAGTACATATTTTTGCAATAATGGACAATACATAAATCCCGTAGCCGGACCTTCGGGCATCTTCTCACTCATCTATTCCTCCATGCCGCGCATCACGTCCAGGCAGTCGCCGCAATGAATCAAAGGTGTACCATCATCCCCACGAGCGTGCCGACGGATGCGCCGAGCGCGTATGCGAAAAACAATTCGGGACGCTTGGCCTCAA